ATAAGGGTAGGGGGGTGCTTTCGCGAGGACCCCTCCCTATGCCTATTAGATCATCAATCATAGTTACAATAGCTTTGTGTTGCTTATATAAGCTAATAAGATTGATGATCTGACTTTATGTATTGACTAGCACTTCTGATTCCATTGAGATCCTCTTATATATTCCTAATACATTCATAGAAACTATCTCATCAATTGCTGCCTCAATGGCAAGTGATTCATCCTCATCGCTTAACTCTGGGGATGTCTTTACGATCCTAGCTAGATAGGACAACGTATGATAACCTTTGTCTTGATCATAGGTTAACCAGTCATCGAATCGTTCAAAAGGATTGAATGGGTTATCCAATGTCGTAAGCATCGATACTATCATAGTATGTTCTCCTTTCGTGGGCAATATGTATTCGTTTACATTAATATTTTAGCTATTGTTGATGTCGAAACGCCTAAATGATCAGCTATTTCTGATTGTGTATAACCTTTAGCAGCCATTGCTTTAGCTTTCGTTTCTTTAGCTGATGTTAATGTTAATATTGTTCTTGGTGTTGCTAACTTAGATAGTCTATCAAGATCAGTATTATTAATGATTTGTGTTAATAGACTAGGACTAACAGCTCTTGATTGAATAGCTTCCCATTCTCTATCTGTTATCTGTATGTCCTGTTTATTAGCACCTGTTCGTGCTCTAGCTATAGCTAATTGTTGACCTTTAATCTTTTTAAGATCAGCAGCATCCATGTTTGGATTATTAGCTTTCTTAGTAGCTATTACTGAATTAGCTACTAATTGCGCATGTCTTTCTAAAGGCTTATTCTTTAAAGCTATATTAAGCTTTGATTTAAGGGAGGATACTTCCAACTTATAGATCTCCCTAGCAGATGTTGATGCTGGATCTAACTTAATATTTAATGCTGTTTTTCTAGCTTCATTGGCCAAGGCTTTGAGCCTGTTAGCATGGCTAGCATAAATAGATTCCATTGGGGTACCAGATGATAACTTAAATGCATCGTCAACTTCTGCCATCTGTGTAGACATGATCTTTTTATAGATTAACTTACCCTTCTTATTAGTATATGATTCATTACTATACTCATATACTTTCTTTCCTGTAATTGGATCTGGTTTCTCTTTTCTACGATTAACTCTTGACTCGCTAGATGCTCTAGATATTAGAGTCGATGCTCCGCCACCTGGTTTTCCTTGATACTTGGAATTTAACTCTGCTATCCTATTCTCTTTATATGATCTCTTATAATCCAGATGATGTTTTTCTGAATCTATAACTACCATTGAATGTCGTATAGCACGAGCGAGTTCGTCTCCTTTTGGATCAGCACCTTTGATTGTCATGTCAGTAATTAAGTTAGAAACTAGACCCATTTGAATTCCCTTAGTACGGCCAGATGGCTTCTTGTTTCCATAATCAACCTTACCTGTCTTTTCATTATAGATCCCACCATCTATGGTCTTCATTCCATCATGTGGTTTATAACTTAATTTTGGATCGAAATCTATAAGTCCTTTTAATGTTGGTGCTGTTTTAATAGTTCCTTTATTTGGAATTACTAATACTGCATCTCCATCAAAGTCAGCTCCTGATAACTTCTCCGCAACTTTAGGGTGAATACCAATAGCATCTTTAGCACCATCTAATACTTTCTTACCAACATTCTTATTATTTACAGTTAATTCTGGTATCTCAAATATACCACCATGCGGGTATCTTATAAGAACTACTTTCTCGCCATTCCTAAATTGAGGAGCATACACTTCTGTTTGCTTCATAGCTGGAACTGGCATAAGTACGTGCCAACCAGATCTTGGTAGTGCTGCTGCCTTAAGATGAACAGCTGATGAATCAGCATCGTCTGCAAAGGTCTCTAACATTTTCTTTTTTACAACTGGATTAGTTAATGATAATCGTTCATCATACTGCTCCTTCTTAATTTTAAATGTTAGATCTAATTGTTCTTTTGCTAGTTGTGGGGTTTGTTTAGACAGCATTTGTGAAGATAAACTTTTGGACCATTTGTCACGCCATTCGCCTTCTTCGTTTACAATATTTAAAGAAGACAATTGTTTTTTACCATTAGCGTCGACATAATTTTTTTGTCTAATAGTTGCTCCAAAACGATTTTCTGGATCTTCTTTCATTTCTTTAAATACTTTTTCTTTTGGAGTTCCTGAAGTTTTATTAGTATTATAAATTACATCGTATCCTTTTGGTATATCGTCAGAATAGATAGCCATTCCTTTCATATAATGGGTATCATTAACGGCAATACGAACTTGCGCATACTTTGCATTGCCTAGCGATATATCATCTACTCCTCTTCTAAGTTCTATAACTCCATCTTTATCAGATCCACCATCTTCATGGTATCTGATATTTACTCGTTTAGAATCTATACTCTTTGGCGGTTTTATCATATCATAAGTTTTTCCACCATCTTCGGAGTAATCAGTAGTCATTCTTATTTTATCTTTGTTCTGCATTAGATTTTTAAAGCTGTCTCGAAAACTTAAATCATCCTTTGTTAGGACCATCATTCTTGTTTGTTTTCCGGTTCCTAATTGCTCAACATCAAATTTATGAATTTTATATCCTTCATCTTCTAGTTTGGCAATGGCCGTTTTAAGTTTTGTTCTGCTAACATTCATATATCTTTCGACACCAAGTCCAACGTCAATATACTTTTTAGATGCTACACTTTCTCTGAGTACATTGGCCGTTGTGTTGGTAATCTCAGAACGAGATTTAATTGATTCGTTTAATAGTCCTCTAAAAGATGATTCGCTAATACCCATGATCTTTCCACCAGCAACATTGGAATATCCTTTGGCTCTTAACTTTTCTGCTTGACTCGATCTTGCCTGTCTTGTTTCATCTTTCTCTAAAGAAATTTTATCTCTTAGTTGTTTGGTATTCATGCCAAAAGACTTGGCAATGTCTACAGAACTAAGACCCTTCTTTTTAAGTTCTTTTACTTGTGTGCGGAAGGATAGATTTCTTTGTGGATCTTCACCAGACCCTTTCTTATAACGACCAGAGGTGGCGGTACCTATATGTTTCAGAAACATAATTATTCTCCAATCTTAATTTTATCGATTTGTTTATCAAATATAATGATTTTATCCATTATATATAAAATCTCTTCAACTGGAGGTATATGGACTATAACTTCGTCTGTTTGATAAAGTCGTAGTTCAATATCAATATTGGTGGGTTTGACATTATACTCTAAACAAAATAGAGCTACATATACTTCTAGTTGACGGACGGACGTTGGAGTCGTTCCGGTTTTCAAATCGTGTATCCTTAGTATATTTTGTCGAAACGATATTGCGTCTGCTGTGCCAAAACAATTCTCTGAAAAATATAAAGGTTGTTCTGGTGTCATCTTATATCCAATAGCATCGTTAACATAGAGGTTCAAAGTCTTTTTTGTCTTTGGTAATTTAATTCCAAGTTTAATGGCCTCACATGCAAACTCATGTAATTTAGTTCCTCGTTGTGCAGCTAAGAATTTAACAAACGACGAAGTTAATTTTTCTTCATCATAGTTAACCCAATGGTATTTGCTAGCACTGAGGAAGGCATGTTGACCTTCTATTTTGGAATGCTTGTTGAAGTTCATATAACACCTCCTCTTTATTTTCTGGATATATAAATCTAGCAAATGACATCGCGTTCACAACATCAACATAGTAATCCTGGTTTGGTCGATGAGGCTCAAATTCAAATCTCTTACATTCAAGGACTGCATACTTGTCCTCAAAAAATATTGTTAGATCTGGGAATCCTTGTAGGTAGTTGGCATCATTTTTTAAAACAATACAGCCACGAAATATGTCTTCTAGTTCCTTTATTAATTCTGATTGGAAGGTACTCTCTAACATCTTATATCTCCTTTCAAAAGAAATAAATAGAAGAGCGACTTTTAAAGTCATCCTCTCTTCTATTATAATGTGTGTTTTTCTCGCGAGGCTAAGGCTCCTTAAAAATATTAATATTAAATGCTTTCTTTGTCTTTAATGCTTTTGCTATTGATAGATCTATTTGAGAACTGGATCGTAGGTGATAATAGTATAGATCCCTGAACTTCGTATTCAATCTATCAATTCTACCAGCGGCCTGTGTCATTATTTTATATGAGTAATTTTGTGAGTAGAAAATGATAGCATCTGTTTCGACACAATTCCATCCTTCAGCTCCAGAAGTGTATTGGACTAAGTATATCCAATTATCTCCTTTAGGCACTTCCTCATGCTTATGACCATTCCATTCTTTTGTGTTGCCTAAAGTTCTTAACAACTCTAATTCATAATCAAAGTTGTAAAAGATTATTATCTTTGGATGCTTATCAATTATTCTATTCACAGCAAGATATCTAGAAGCATCTGAGTTAACAACTTTTCTCATCAGATAGCATAATTCACTAACCGACTTAATTGGCTTGTTCTTATAGACGTTCCATCTTTTTACTAATATCATATCGAATAGTTCTTTATTATAATCTGTTATTATTGTGTTGTGGTGGGATATGGTTGGTCTTTCGTAATGCATGGTTACTGTTATTTGTTTACGAAATCTTATCAATTTACTAGTCTCAATAAATTTCTCAATCTGCGGGTACTTTGTAAATCTGTTATAGACCGCATGTTCTCTGAGAAATTCCGTTCTATTCTTATAGAACTTATTTGCTACGAATACGGGGATATAATCTGTCCATGTATCCCCAGGTGTAGCGCTTAATAGAATCCATTTATTTAGTCGTGCTATCTTAAGAAATGATTTAACCCATTTACCAGACCCGACTAGTCTCTGCTCATCAAAGATGAAGAACGAGTATTGAACATTCTTGTATTTGGATAGATTATTCCATGAGTCAACTATAACCTTGGTTCCACTAATACTACAGTCTGGATTTGTCGACAATATAAACGGGGCACATTCGCGTTCCCATTCGAGAGTGTCTCGTTTTTTAGCAGTGGTTATTATATATAAATTAGTAGGCGTTTTCATTTCTTTGAAATCACCTTTTCCATTTATCTTTATTTTACCACCACATATCTTAAGAAAGAAAAAAGCAAGAGCAGTTCTTGATTTGCCAGAGCCGACTCCACCACAAAGGATGGAGCCAGGCTTTAACATATCCACTGCTTCTAACTGGTTACTATATAGTTCAACCGCCATGCTTACAGTTGCCGTCGCCAGAACAAGTCTCGCAATTGCCACATCCTCCTATGATATCGCTTGCGCTAGCGGGAACGTCATAATATTTACTTTCGAATTCATCTTCGGCAATTGTGATGTACATGGATTTTACATATGCCTTGACTCCACCTTTACCGCTCACTTCCCAATTGTACGGGCGAATGATAAGGTCGACTGTTTTTATCTCAGCCCAATCTAAGATTGAGACGGACGCATCATCCAATATTGTTTTACCTTTACTCGAGATAATAATCATCTTTGGAGGAATATTATCAAAGCTTACTGCTACTTGCAAGTAGCCTTGCTTATTGTCCCCTTCATCCTTTGGTTCTAACCATCGTACATTCCATCCATCTTCCTGAAGAGTTAACCCCAAGTCGGTATCTAGAAACACACAGAAATTTCTTCTGCCTACTGGGTTGAACTTTCCCTCTTTTCCGCTAAAGTTACGGAACCCTATTCTTGCATCCTCAATTACGATATTACTTTTAACCATTTTAATTTCTCCTTTCAAATTAGATCCATGGTGGACTATCGTTTTGGACGAACCAGTGGAAATCTCCAAACTTAGATATGTTCTTAACTGCTTCGTCACATAGTCTTGCGTAGTACGATTGATCAATTGAATCTTCCTTACATAGAACTTTTACCATCTCGGCTTCGAGCCACCTATATCCTTTAGTGCCTCCAACGGCATAATACTTTCCTTCTTTTTCTCGAAGCAGTACACCTCCCCCATGTCCCGGTTTAATTGGACAGAATAAACCCACTTTCCCTACGAAGTGGTATTCGTGTCGATCACTACTTCCGCCTTCATTCATATCCAAATAGATAGCTGTTGTGACAGATTTAGTTTCACACATATCTTTAAACTCTATTACCTCTTTAGTAAATAGAGTCTTGAATACATATGGATGTGCAAACTGAGCTCCAGTAGCAGTCCACTCGCCATCTTTTACTTTTGCTATATAGACGGCGTCGTTCACAAGACACATCTTTTCATATGTCGTCTCGTGTTCAAAATCATACCCATAACTCTTCCCAAAGTCCATAACGAACTTGATTATTTCATCCGTAGCGTTAGGAATCTTTATGGAATCCGTTTTGATATGTTCCACAGTAAAGCCTCTTTCTTGCACTTCGAATTGAAGATCTATCATGAATAATGCACCGCGCTTTGCAACTATGTTGTCTACATTGCGAGGATCTCTAAATGGATTCTCAAACGATGCTGAGGTTAAACCATAGGCAGAATTCAAAGCAGTCTTTAATCCATTGGATACATCTTTCAATGTGAACCGTGGATTACTACCAAGAGCATCTTCTATGAACGGAACCAATCGCCCACCTAGTAAAGTTTTTAATGTATCGAAGTCTTTATGTTTTATAGCGATTCTACCTTTCTTTAAATCACTATAATTCTTAGTGTATGGTCCAAACATGTTCAGTTCTTCGGCCGTTGTTGGATGCATTGCGGTAATATCCAAGACTGTGGTATTCTCATACATTCCAGGTTCGCTATAGACATAGCCACCTTCTCCAACTTCTATTCCTCGATAGGTGCTCTTGCCTCCTTCGAACTTGTATCCTGGGAACATTATACTTAAGTCTGTATACTCCAATTCGTTTTGTGGCTTCTTGTTGTTTCCAAACACAATTCTTATAGTGTGTTGATTTGTTGTGTCGTTAACACTAAGTCCACTTAACTCTGCTAATATCTGTCTTGCCGCCCAGTCTCCAGATAGATGCTCGAATACTTTCTCTGTTGCCCAAACATCATCTCCACAATACTCAGCAACTTTAGGCCACAGTTCTTCTGGGACTGGTTGATCCCATGGTAGTCCTAACTCGTTGTGGTGGATGCCAAGTTTAATCTCCCACTTCTTTAGACTCATCTTATTCCCAGCAGATGCAAAATCATATACATCTGTGTAGGAAATGTTATAAGCCTCTCCGAACATAGAATTAGCGCTTCCACTAATTATACGTTGACTTAGTGTGTAGAGTTGCTCATTGGTATACCCAAGATATCTTGCATACATAATATGGTTGTCATATCTCCTACAATTAAACCCAACAAGTTTAAAATTAAATAAGGGTTCTATATCTGCTGCGCTTGGATTTATCATCTTGACTGGGATTTTACCTTTTGCTTTCCAGATAAGTATAAATAGATTA